CGTGACTTAACTGCAAACTGAGGAAATGAAAAATGCAAGTAATGCTTAAAAATATCCGTATCGCTTTCCCTGCCTTGGGCGCGCCCCAAGCATTTGGCGAAGGTGAGCCAGCCTACGGAGCCAAGCTGATCGTTGACCCCAAGGGCGAACACGTGAAGCAAATCAAGGACGCCATTTTGGAGGCGGCTAAGGACAAGTGGAAGGACGAGGCGCAAGAGGTAATCGACGCCCTGACCGACGACAAGAAGGTCTGCTATGTTGAGGGTGAATACCGCAACAAGAAGACACGCCAGCCGTATGCGGGCTTTGAGGGCAAGTTCTACCTGTCCGCACGCAACGCAGGCACACAGCCTACGGTCGTTGACCGCCTCGGCAATGAAGTCACCAGCAAGGCAGAGATCGAGCGTCTGATTTATTCAGGCTGCTATGTCCACGCGTCTGTTGACATCTGGCCGCAGGACAACAAGTGGGGTCAGCGCATTAACTGCACCCTGCGCGGCGTCATGTTTGCCAATGACGGTGAGAACTTTGGTGGCGGCTCCACAGCCTCAGCCAGCGAGTTCGCTGACTTTGCGGTTGACGCGGAAGACCTCCTGTAATGTCTGACATCGGACACAACCTCGTTGCGGGCGAAGAGCTGAACCTGCTCTTTGAGCGCATCGAAAACATGGAGGCGCAGAAGAAGGAAATCGCCGAGGACATCAAAGACGTTTTTGCCGAGGGTAAATCTCGCGGCTATGACGTCAAGATTATGCGGCAAGTCCTTCGCCTGCGGGCGCTAGACCCCGACAAGCGGCAGGAAGAACGCTACCTTGTCGATGCCTACGCGTCAGCTATTGGCCTCGATCTAATTTAACGCTATAGGGACGGCGCGACGGTTGGATGTTTCGGCATCAGTTGGAAGCAACCGTCGCGCCCTCTTTTCTGGCGGACCGCGCCGCGCACCGGGTGGTCCCTCCCCCGTTGTTGGTAACTCGCGGGGCGCGGTCCACCAGAATTGAGGGAGAATATCATGACCAAACTTACCATACCACAAATCCGCGAGGAAGTGCAGCAGCTCACCACTGAAGGCGCGAAGTTGGCTCGTCGGCAGTATGTGATAAACTTGCGCATCGACGCTTTGATGCAAGAGACGTATCGCCGCAGCTACAGCCGCGCGCCTGTGAAGAGCAAACGCATCACGGCTGACGTGCGCGCGTCCGTTCAGGCTATGGCGGCCAACAACCCCGACATGTCTCACCAAGAGATTGGAACCGCACACAACATCAATCCGGGCCGCGTCAGCGAAATTCTGCACGGGACGCGTGGATGAGCACCCTCTGGCTTGACCTCGAAACCTACAGCCCTGTGCCTATCACGCACGGGACGCACCGCTACGCCGAAGAGGCGGAAATACTGCTAATCGCCGTTGCGTCGGACGACGAGCCTGTCGCCGTGTGGGACTGTGCGCAGGTCCCCTTCGACCCGCGTGAGCGGCTACAGTCGCTGATTGACAAAGCCGACACCGTTGTCATCCACAACAGCCACTTCGACCGCACAGTGTTGCGCCACTGCGGCGTGAACATACCCGTCGAGAAGATACGCGACACGATGGTGCAGGCACTCGCCCACAGCCTCCCCGGCTCGCTGGGCACGCTGTGTGACGTGTTGGGCGTGCCGACCGACAAAGCTAAAGACAAGGCGGGCAAGAAGCTGATACACTTGTTCACGAAGCCACGACCAAAGAACATGAAGTTGAGGAGAGCGGACAGTGTCAGTCACCCCACCGAATGGAATGAGTTCATCGAATACGCCCGCCTTGATGTGGACGCGATGCGAGACGTATATGGACGTCTGCCGAATTGGAACAATAGTCGGAGTGAGCGGAACCTTTGGCGAATTGACCAAAGAGTTAATGACCGTGGCATCGCCATCGACCTTGAACTCGCCCACGCAGCCCTTCGAGCTTTTCGAAGAACTTCAGGAACTCTGGCCGCTCGTGCTGCCGATCTGACAGGCGGCCATGTAACGAGGCTGACGCAGGGCGCGCGCTTCCTACAGTATCTGCGGGACTACCACAATTTCGCACCAGAGAACCTGACTAAGTCCACGGTCGCCGAACTGCTTCGCGGCGACGGCCTGACGCCCTTCGTGCGTGAGCTGTTGGAAATCCGGCAGCAGGCGGCGGCCACCTCACCGGCAAAGTACAAGGTACTGCTCGACGCCACGTCATCCGACGGTCGCCTGCGCGGCACACTCCAGTTCTGCGGCGCATCGCGCACAGGCCGTGACGCGGGGCGGATATTCCAGCCCCAGAACCTACCACGCCCCGTGATGGACGCCGACGAGATCGAGACTGGCATCTCCGCCATGAAGCTGGACTGCGAAGATCTGCTGTTCGACAACGTGACCGACCTGTGCTCGTCCGCCGTGCGTGGCTGTCTGGTGGCCCCTGCGGGCCGCAAGCTGGTCATCGCCGACTTGTCCAACATCGAGGGGCGCGTGCTTGCGTGGCTGGCCGGTGAGGACTGGAAGGTTGAGGCCTTCTACGACTTCGACCGAGGTGTTGGGCACGACCTATATGTGGTCGCCTACGCCAAGGGCTTCAACGTCGACCCTGAAGAGGTGGTGGATAATAAGAAGAACGGCGACGGGTCCATGCGCCAGTACGGCAAGACGATGGAGCTGGCCTGCGGCTATCAGGGTGGCGTCGGAGCCTTCCGCACGATGGGCGGCCCTGCGGTCGCGGCCATGACGGACGAGGAGATCCAGCCGCTAGTCGATGCGTGGCGCAAGGCACACCCGAACGTCGTCTACCTTTGGTACGGCGTCGAGCGGGCGGCTAAGGCGGCAATCCGAAGCCCCGACGACTTAGCGCATTACGACAAGCTCCAGTTCGACATGAAGGATGGCTGGCTGCGCATCAAGCTGCCCAGCGGGCGCTACCTGTCTTACCCGAACGCCGAGATTGTGGAGGGTCGCATCACGTTCGACGGCGTGAACCAATACACACGCAAGTGGGAGCGCATTGAGACCTACGGCGGCAAGCTGGTCGAGAACATCGTGCAGGCAGTCGCCCGCGATGTGTTCATGACTGGCATGGTCGGCGCAGAGAAGCTCGGCTACGAAGTCTGCATCCGCGTGCACGACGAACTGATTACCGAAGTGCCCGACACGGATGAGTACTCGGTAGGCCAACTGGCAGGGGCCATGTCCACCAACCCGTCGTGGGCCGTTGGCCTGCCTCTGGCTGCGGCTGGGTTCGAGACTTACCGCTACAAGAAGGACTGAGGATGGACGTTAGAGCTATCCGGCGATCTGACTGCGAGGACTTCATCCTCAACATCCACTACGCCAAACGCTGGCCGAGTATCACCTACGCCTTTGGTCTGTTCGACGGCGAGGATTTGCTCGGCGTGGTCACATACGGCACGCCATTGAGTTCGACACTCCGCACCGGAGTGGCTGGCCCAGACATGGCCCCTGCCGTGCTTGAGCTAAACCGCCTGTGCCTCCGCGACAACGTCCGCAACCACGCAAGCATGCTTGTGGGCCGCAGCCTGAAGCTGTTGCCGCAGGGCCGGATCGTCGTCTCCTTTGCAGACACAGAGCAAGGCCACTTTGGTTACATCTATCAGGCAACCAATTTTGGGTACTACGGCCTGTCGGCGAAGCGCACAGACTGGAAGATCAAGGGGCAAGAGCACTTGCACAGCCAAACCATATCGGACCAGTTCAGGGGCGCGGAGAGCCGCGTGGCAGCGATCAAGGCCAAGTATGGCGACGACTTCTATTACAAGCAGCGCCCGCGCAAACACCGGTACATCTACCTCGTCGGGGACCGGACGTTCAAGAAGAAGACATGGCCCCTGATCCGGTACAAGAAGGAGCCTTACCCGAAACCGGAAGGATGGGAGCTTATATGACCCCCGCAGGCAAGCTACAGGACCACCTCAAGCAGAAAGTGCAGAAGAGTGGGGGTCAGTACCGCAAGGTGCGCTGGGAGGGCCGTAACGGCTGCCCAGACTGCTTTGTGTGGTGGCAGTGGCCGCACGTTGCCTTCATCGAGATAAAGGCGTTCGGCGACCGCGTCAGCACGATACAAGATCGCGAGATCGAGCGCATGCGTCGCTACGGCGTGCCGGTGTTCATCGCACGGACGAACGAGGACATAGACAAGATTGTTGAGCAGGTGCGGGGCGGCAATGACACGGACGTTTAATCCACACGACTATCAGCAGGACGCCATGCGCTTCCTGTACGACACGCCGCGCTGTGCGCTGTGGATGCCGATGGGTGGCGGCAAGACCGTCACCACGCTCACCGCGCTGGACAATATGTCCGTCGTGGACGACATCTACCCTGTGCTCGTGCTGGCACCGCTGCGCGTTGCAAAGTCAACGTGGCCCGAAGAGGTCCAGAAGTGGGACCACCTGTCGCACCTGCGCGTCAGTGTCATCACCGGCACGCAGAAGCAGCGCGAGCGTGCGGTGGCCAAGGATGCCGACATCTACTGCATGAACTACGAAAACCTGAAATGGCTTCGCGACCAGTTGGGCGACACGTGGCCGTTCAAGACTGTGGTGTCCGACGAGTTCACCCGCCTGAAGTCCTTCAGGCTGCGTCAGGGAGGCGGCAGAGCACGTCTGCTGGCTCAGGTAGCCCACGGTGAGGGGACGCGCTTTATCGGCCTCACAGGGACGCCTGCGCCCAATGGGGTCAAAGACCTGTGGGGGCAGATATGGTTTCTGGACAAGGGCGAGCGTCTGGGCCGCACGTTCAGCGCCTTCGAGCAGCGGTGGTTCCGCAAGGGCTATGACGGCTATAGCCTCGTGCCATACGAGCACACGCAGCGTGAGGTCGAGGAGAAGCTGCGCGACGTCTGCCTGACTGTCCGTGCGCTGTCCGTCGAGGAGCCGAACGTGGTGCCAGTCTACGCCGACTTCATCCCGTCGGTGCGCAAGCTGTACGTGTCGATGGAGACGGAGATGTTCGCGCAGCTCGCGGAGAACGAGGTCGAGGCGGCCAACGCCGCAGTGCGGACACAGAAGCTGTTGCAGATTACCAACGGCGCGCTGTACGTAGGCGAAGACGGGAAGTGGGAGACGATACATAATGCCAAGCTGGATGCGCTGGAAAGCATTATCGAAGAGGCTAACGGCACGCCCGTGCTGGTGGCCT